AGTAGATTTTTTATCAATAGTTGTTCCTGTACAAAATGGTACTTATACAGACTTTATCATAAAAATTCTAACCGTTGATCGAAGAAACTATAATCCTCTTTATCAAATACCAAATGTTATTTTAACTCTGGAGCAAAATAACTATGAGATAGAAAATAGTAGTTTTGGTCAAGAAAAAAATAATAATTTTACTCGTAAATTAATTTTTGGAGGAAATCAACAAAGACTATACCAAGTCAAAAATTATAGATTATCTTATCATCAAAATAATTTAGTATATAATCCTATTACTAAACAATTTATGAATTTAAATTCTAATAATCCAAAAAATAGAATTAATAAAATTCGTAATCCTGATTTATCTTCTACTAGAAATAAAATAGTATCAGACTTTGTTCATCCGGTAGAAAGCCCGATCTTTTTAAGAGATGATAACGATGCAAATACCAGATTTGCTTCTCCGATACCTGAGTGGTCAGACATAGAGCTAGGAAGAGCAGAGAATATAGTACGAGGTAACTATAAACCAACAATTATCGACCCACAACCAACCGCTCCCGTTACTGTACAAACCAGATTTGTGTCCTTATCAAATGATGTAATTAGTCCATATTTTGGTTTAAAATCAGAAACTAGAGCGCCTATAGGAGATAATACTAACGAATTTAGATCGCCAAGACCAGTATTATTTGATACATGGACTCACCAGATTACTGTATTATTTAGTTTAGATGAATTACCAATTTTATCAGTTGGCGAACCACTAAGCATATACAACCCTAATCTTTTTCCTCAACAATCAGGAGCAAATCAAACAGGAGGGGGTGTCCAAGGAGCATCTTCAGAGATCACAGCTGGTGGTACCCCACCAGTACCTCCCGCAACAGATTTTGGAGGTCCAGCATCTAGTGGTATTAATCCAACAAGAACCTTAAATTATACTTTTCCTGGTTTTACTATTAAAGAATCAGAATTTAGATGTCCAAATTTTGATAGTTATTTGACATATTGTTTAGGTAAATCAAAGTATAGTAAGCCTGATTTGTTTGTAATGTTAGTTAACGCCTATAAAGCTAAAGGTCTTTTTACAACAGCTCCATCACCTATGCCTTCTGTTGATACTGGAGGAGGCATTAGTGGTATCGATGGAAAACTAACCTCAAATAGTAGCACTTCTCAAAATGGTATTCCGTCAAGTCCAGTGCCGGGATTAAGAACAAAAATGGATATGAATTGGGATATATGGCTAAATCATAATTTTATTAAAGATTTACAAATAATATTTGCTTTTATTAAGAATATCGGTGATACATATTATGGTAAAAAATATGCTATTAAATCTCCTGCTTTGTATTCCTATAAGGATACTCAATATGCTAATATCCAATTGCCATCTACTGTTGGAAATATTTCTGTGTTTCAAGGAAGCAATCAAATCTTTTATGACTATGAAATTGTTGACGGAGCATGGGAGGAGTATGGAAACTATATAGACGACAGTATTGTTTGTGGAGATCCCAACTGGCATGTGTTGAGAAACGAAGACGGTTTGATTCCAACAATTCTAGGCTATAATAATAGCTCTAATATTGATGATCTTACCAGATATTGGTGTTCTCTAGATGCTGCTGCAAAAAAAGATCTTATATCTCAAGCTGGTTTTACAACAACAAGCAAGGCCAATAAACCGGAAGAATTAAGAAGACTGATCAGAGACAACATAGCTTGCTCTGATCCGACTAAAATATATATTCCTTCATTGGATATATCTAGCATAGAGCCAGGATCATATGTTAATATCCAAAAAAATATACTAAATACGGATAGTTTTAACAGACCTGTTCCATCGAATAAGCTGTATACAAAAACTAATTCAGATAAGATTGTTTTTACCAATCCAATTAATCTTTCTGGTCCTAGAATTATTGTTGATGCACCCGGAATTACTTTGGCAAATGCTAGCTATAGTTATTCTACAGATCCTAATTTATCTGTTATAAGCAATATTGCTTTAGAAGATTATTGTATGTTTATGAATCTAAAAAATCTTATAAGAACTGATCGCACAATACAACTCAGAATAGAACCGATAGAACTACAATATCTAGAGTATTTATTAAGTTTTATTTCACCACTAGCTATTGATATTAGAAGATTAGTACCTCAAGGACCAACCGCTAATTCGTCTCCTGGTAATCAATCATTAAATCCCAAAATGGCCACTCCATTTTTTGCTGCTGTTCCTCTAAAAAGCAACAGGGCCGTTTACGGCCCTTGGACCAATTATCCGGGTCTTGCTATGAATCCTAATTTAGCAGACAATTTAATTGGAAATATTAAAGTTGAACAAAATAATGATTATGTACCGTGGAATTATGGTGGAATGAGTCAATTAGATAAAGTAATTTCTTATAGTATGAATGTGGATGTTAATTATCAAAGCATAATAGAAAATGGTAGAGTTTCAATAGTTGGACCTCCTATTTTTGGCATAGGCGGAGCTTTTTCTTATGAAAGAGTATCTTCGGTAAATAGTTATAGAGGAAATGCTGCTTATATAGTTTATGATAATAGTTTCTACAGTAAAACTAATTATTCTGTTGTTTTTATAGATAATAATAACCCTAGTCCAAGTCCAATATCGTATCAAACCATACAATTACAACAACAAAGTTATGGGGTAAGCGCATTAATAAGTAATATTAGTATACAAACATCGTCTGATGGAATAAGAACCAGTTATAGCTTTCAGACATATAGTCCAAAAACAGGATTATTTAATAAAGAATTTAGTGACAATATTAAAAAACAAAATTCTCAAGCATTAAAATTTAATAAATTACTTTTTGGTAAATCTAACCAAATAGGAAATAAACAACTTAAAAATATTTTGGATATTAAAGAAACAGCAAAAACATCTAGAGAGCCATATAGTATAGGAAAAAACGCTACGCAACTATTCGGAACAAGTCCTGTAGAATTAATAGTTGGTCAAGCAACAGAATTTGCTCCGTCTCCGCCTTCTGGGGCTCGCACACTACAGTCATTTAATAAAAGTAGAAGAAACCATCATTGGGCCGGTATAATTCCAGGAGTTGAAACCGGTGCCGAATTAATGAATGACTACGATAGTAAATCAGCCATGAGTCTTGATGGATTATTATCTCCTGTTTCTTTCTATCCAACCAGATTAAATACAACATATAGTCTTAGTGATCATTCTATAAAAATATCTGGCTATCCTATTACTCCAATATGTCCAAGGTGTGGAAATACTAGATTTATTACTATGGGTTATGTTGACTATAATAGTAATCAAAGAACAAAAATCGATTTACAAATTGCTTGTCCAGTTTGTTCCAAGTCTCAAACAACTGTTGTTAAAACGGATAAGAACCCGACCAGAGATATTGGTTTACCAGATATAAATCTATATAGTTTGAATCCTATCATAGTATCAAGTGGAGAATTTGCAAATCCTTATTGTCCATCTGGACATCTTGGTAAACATAGTGTTTTAGCCATATCAAGAGGGTCTTCTTTGCCAACCGGAAACAAAAACTTTTTAGTATATGCTAATAGTGGAGAATTCGATTATGGTCAATTCGACACTAGTTTTCCTGTTGATAGCAGCGGAATATTAATGAATCAAAGATTTTTTTCTCTCAGAGGACCAATTATGTTGCATAGTTGGGGATTCGATACTGACGGATATCCCGTACCTAATGCAACAGGACAACCTTTACAATTTGATAATTATAATAGGCCTTTAAGATTTGTTTTAGACACAGGAACTATGAAAAATGATCTAACTAAACCTGGACAATATATACCATCTGCTGGAACAAGACTAGGTGATATTATTCCAATTAATTATCGATTTGTTAATAATAGATGGAATAAAATATCAAATAAAAAATCTAAATTTTTTCATCCAAAATGGGGAGAAAGACCCGATCTTTGGCCAGTCGGCCCAATAGATTTAAGATGGGATAACGAAAGAAAAGTTTGGGACGCTGGTGGCGGTGGCGGATGCAAAGAAGAGATTTTGCCACCGTTTATATTAACTAATAGAACAGATATATCAACATTACAAGAATTTTTAGAAAATAGAACAGAAAATAAATGCCCGTATAGAAATGTTTATATTACATTAGAAAACGATATGATTAAAGAGGATGATTATGATAGTACATATTCTACAAGAGCTTTTATTGATGATATAGAATATAATAAAGAGCCTGTGCAAAATGGCTATAGAAGATTAGTATATGTTATAGATAAAACAGGCTATACTGCTCCAAAAGGAACCAAATTATTGTGTAGATATGATAGATTAAGTGGTTTTTATGAACCTATAGGTAAACCATCTGTGACAGCAATAGGAACAATAGGCGCGGGCAATCAGGCAAGAATAGAAGCTCATTATGTATCCGGAAGAAGAGCCGGACAATCTCCAAATTTTGTTGTATCTTATTCTAATCCATTGGGATTATCGGTATCTGTTGGAACTAAAGGAATTTTTATTTTCATTAATGGGAAATGGACTCTTTCGTCGGCTAAAGTATGAATAATTGTACAATTTATAATAAAAGTTTTTTAGAGGACTTAGAGAATCTAGAGTCGTCTATTAATAGTTGTCAGTTAAATTTTAATGCAGTATCCTCATTGATACAAGCTACGGCACATGAAAACAATACTTGGACACCACTATTTATTAATAATACTAATACTAGAGACTATTGTCCATATAAATTATTGTCTGATTTAGGATATATTTCTGGTTACGACAATAACTATAATTTTTTAGGAATTCAAGATTTTCTATCTTTAAAAAATCCTGTATTTAATTTTTGGAATGTTGTAAATGGCGAGATGGTCGCTGATTGGGTATTAAATAATCCGCTATCTTCACAGTTTCCAGTTGAAGGATTATTATTTTGGTTTAAAAAAGTTTCACAAGTATCTAGTCCATTGCCTCTTTCTTCTTTTCCTAATAATAGTAGATTATTATTTGGAAATAGAACTTTTATTAAAATAGATAACGACACCCTTTACGAGATAAGCGACAACAACAGGACCTCTGCTAAATTTACCAATACTAATATTATTTTTAATTATGATACTAATAATCTTAATAATTTTGTTAAATTAAATACTCTGGGTACTGCTAATGCTCCTGCTTTGTTTACAACCACCAATCGGGACACTGTAGAAAATAGATTTTTCCAAACAACATCAAGTATTCATGCAGATATTATTATTAATAACAATAAATATGTATTATGGATACCTAATGGAGATGTATATAGTTATTATACAAATTTAGATGAATCTATAGCAAAAATAAGACCAAAAGCATTTTGTCCAGCATCGCTTTATCAAACATATAATAGTTGCTATCATAGAATAACATTAGATAATATCAAAGATTTTGAAAAAAGACAACTCAATATTGCTCGATGTTATAAAGATTTTGCAAAGTATTTAGCAACTAGTCCATACACAGATGAGTTTTCTATTAGTAGATTATCTAATAAAAAGGTTAGAGATATCACCAATAATTATATATTAGATACTAATTTACAAAATGCATTAATTAAAACTGTAAAATATTTAGAGTCTAAAAATTTAATAGATAATCTAAATAATAACTTAAATAATAATATTATTTCTAATATTCGTGATTTAAAACTAAAAATTATACAAAAATATGGATTGAAGCTACAATTATCCGGAAGCGGTTCGATTAGTACTAAAAGACCACTGGAGCATGGGGCCGATGTTGTTATAAATCAGGTCGCGTCCTATTTGGTAGATAAAAATATTAATAATACATCTATTTTTGCTAATCAGCTTATCAGTGTTGGTGGTTTAGTTGTTAGAACAGATTTCAAAGATCAAGATTCAAAAATATCTTTTATTGGCAATTCATCACCACGAACCAATAGCGATATTACATCGCGAGAAAATGTGCTTGATGAAAATAGCGGAGGTATTGCTAGACAAAGACCGTTGTATGCTATGAATGCTTTTATGCCCAAAATAAAAAATAGTATTAAAAACAAAATTAATATTGTTATGGAAAAGACTTGTAATATTCCTGGTCATCCAGAAAGCGAGAATCCTTTATTGCCTAATAGTCCATTAAACATTTTATTTAAATTTGGTGATTTTAGTGGCCGTCGTGTAGGCACCGCTGCTTATGCACAGATACCTTCACTCTATACAAATTTAATAAAATTTAATGTTATCGTAGATGACTTTGAACTAGAAACATATAAGTATGCAGAAGATCCTTTTGCTCCATCAGACATGATTGCAAAAGATTATATCCAATGTCAATGGGAACAAGTTAGTGGACCTCATATGTTTTTTGTTGATCATGTGAAAGCATATATCTCTCCCAAAAGTGGCCCATTAATAAATATATCAAGTGAAAAAATTACCGATATTTCAGGATATAATATAGCTACTAATATTTTTATTGGATCAACAGAAGCATATATTTGGCCTAGTAGTATTGGTAGATATCAAATAAAATGTACTATAAAAACGCCATACGGCACTTTTGTAAAAATTAAAACCTTTTATGTTACAGGGCCTACTATAGATGATATAAAATCCGTAGTGCCTCCTGGGACCGATATTCGCGACATAGGAGCTGCTTTGAGATCATTAAGACCAGGAGGTGGCGACCCAAAAAATGACGTGGCTCAATTTATTCCGGATCCGACAGATCAAAACTATATTTTACAAAAAGAGGTCAGGGATATTTACTTAAATAAAGATAATCTAAGAGTTTTTGTACCAAAGCTGAATAGAATAGCTTTGAATGCAAATGGATTATGTTGGCCGGTAGATACTAATCTATATATTAAAAAAAATCGAAAAAGACCACAACTTTTAGTGAATTTGCCGCTCTATCAATTTGTTACAAATGGTACGGGTTCTTCTGGCTCAAGCACTCTTCTTTTACAATATGATCTAAATAATACAAAGTATAGATTAGAAAAAATAATATTAGAAAATACTAGAAATAATATTGATCCTAAATGTGCTGATTGTTTTAGTTTTTATCTACCACAGTTGTATTCCCAGGGAAGCACATGGTATAGAACAAAAGGAGATATAGGAGGCACAGACAATGCTTTTTCTCTTATAGGTGTTAGTAAAGACGATGGTTTGGAACAAATACTTCGTTATTATATTCTTCCTCCAATATCAACAGATTATAGCCCACCCATTAAATCTTATGGAGGATATGATCGCAATATACTTGATACTCTTGATATTTCTAGTATACCGGACCATGCAAGTCCAGGACAAATTTTGCCCGCTATTACTGGTAGACCACTAAACTATTCCGGAGATTCACCAGGACAAGAAGCTCCTTTTGGCAAAAAGAAATATTGTTTCGAAGATTACCTACCCGCGTCTAATAGTAATTATTTGTCTTTTGATAAAGGTGTTTTTCATCCTCAAAGCGGATGGATTCCGCATGATAGTATTCATTACAATGATGTTAAAAATTTATCTAGTGTATTAAAATTCAATCCCGGTGCTAGAGACTCATTTAGTTTCACCGGACCAAGTATTACTAATTTAAATAACGAAGGATATATTGTAGAAACCGGGGTTTTATATATATTACCTAAAAAATGTTCTTCGAAAATTAGTTTAGGAGTAGCTCGTCAGGCTCAATTTATACCATACCTTCAGCCATGTCAAACAGATCAGGCCGATTGTAGACCCGACCCTCCTCCAGAATGGGAATGGCTAAATCAACTACACAGAGACGCTACTGATCAATATCCTAATGTTACACCCGGAATAAATGATGCTCATGGTTATAGGATACTGGGAGGGGGTATGCCTAAACAGATAGAGAAAAATAATAATTCTAGTTCTAATCCAGTTATGGATGAATTTCATTTAACTATAGATCAAAATAATAATTTGTTTAATTATTTATTTACGCAATCTGGCCCAGCATACCCAATTAGCCCCATGCCTGATCAAATTAATAATTTTTTACAAAAATTGACAAGGCCACAAGATACAAATTCACCAGAAGGTGACGCACGAAATTGCGTAGGTCCTGATGGATCAAAACCACAAGGTGGTTATTATAAAGGCATACCAGATCCAACAGATACGTGGCAGGGCATAAGAAATCCAAGAGTATTAGATTTTACTATACAAGATCTTGAAGTTAAATTAAATTTTTTGAATTATGTTAATACAAAAGATATAACCATATCATTTACGTTGGCCCCATGCACAGATGAGTTTCGAAGAATATGTAGTTCATTATGTTCTTGCTTCGGTGGCGGATCCCTAGACTCTGCTATCAAGCCAGGATCAAATAATTTTATTGATCAAACAATAACAGATACTCTAGATGGACCCAGATATTTATTTGGTAATGGATATAATACATATGAAAATTTTATTGATACTAGGATCGGATTTGGCGGTAGTATGCTAAAATTTAAAGATAGTACATTATTTGTATCGGAATATAGTTCTTTGGATAATTATCTTCGTTTTTTAACTATAATGAATACGGTTTATAATCCACTAGAAGGTACTGATGGATTAGGAGAAAATGTATTAGAGCCTCAAATACTATATTTATTAAATCAAGAATATATTCAAAATCATAGTGTAAATTTAAATCTAACTTTTTCAGATAATGCTAATAAATATAATGTATTACACGATAAAAGTTTTGCCGCCGAAATGTCGGGGGTTGCTTCTATAGCTAGAAGTAGTCTTCGTTATGGTGCTGGAACGGCCACGTTTGATGAAATAGATGTAGACAATCGGATAGCTCCATTCTATAAAAAACAATATATTATTAGTAACAATGATATGATTAGGCCAACAACAAGCACAAATTACTATTCTGACAGACAAGGCTCCTTATACCATAATATTATTACTACCAATAAACTAAATATAGTGAACAACACATTTGCAAAATATAGACTCAAACCATTATTTACCGATTCTACTTGCACAGATAACTGTGGCAGAGGCGTCGCTCCAGTCGGAAGACCAAGATATTCTAGTCAAACTGTTTTTTCTTTGGATATAACAGTATACGATGAATCAGATGATATGTCTCCATTGAATAATACTGTTAGCTCTATGATGTTTACTAACGCATATGATTTTACTGGTAAAATAAACACTAGTCAATTCGATAATTCGTTATGTAGTTGGGATCTTTTACTTCATGTTGGTAATACTGTTAAACCAACAGTCTCTAATTTAAGTTCATGTCATTCTTATGGCAATAATGAAGCATTGGCACTAATAGATTATTCGAATAAGCCTAAGTATCCTGGATATAGTTTTATTGCAAATCTTAGAAACCATAAACATCTTTTACCTTTCGTTAATATTAATGCTCCAAATATATTTTTCTATGATCACAGCATATGTCAGATTGCTAAACTGGATCAACTGGGATCTACAACACCAAGTTATTTAGTAGATTTTCCAACAAATGCAATTCTCAATATATTAACAATTATGGCCGGTGTAGCCGGTATGAGTGGTGCCGGACTAATAGGTATAAACACAGGAATAGCTGGAGCTGGACCAGGTTTAGATGCTGCTTATGGTAGTATTATATCATATTTTAATGATATAAGATTATCACAATATCGATCAGATATTGCTCAAGATGTTTTTCATCAAGATTATAGTAGATATCCTTTTGGTAGTCCAGAAAAAATATTAATTAATTTTAGCAAAGATGGTATATTTTGGTATAAAGCAGAGGCTTCAATATTTAAGTATGGAAATACTCCTGTTTTATCCACAAAAAAATATAGTTATATTAAATTAAATAAAAATTCATTTCCATTATTATCTAGATTTACATTCGATTTTGTAACAGATATTAGGGATCTAATAGATGATAAATATATTAAAACATTATCATTGCCTTGCGATAGAGCAACGTCCTTGGTTGGTCCGATAACATATAATAATATATCTTATAATCGGTATGATTTAGTGGACATCTCTTTTACAATAGATGATGAATCTAATACTACCGAATTATGCAAAAATGGAATCTATTCTGTTACAGATAATCAGTGGGTCTTATTATCAGGTAATCCATTATTAATAAATAGTAATCTAGATTACATTTCGGATAATAGTGTACTTGTCAATCATTATAATGGTAGTTCGATAAGTAGTATTTTTTCAAATTTTACTGACAGTATACTAAATAATCAAATTATTATTTTAGATGGCAAAATACCTTATGAGATATTTTCTTTCAACGACAATGTGGAGGTAAGTGGAAATAATTTGGCACCAGACCCTATTATAGAAGAACCAACTGGTCCGGAAACTACACCAGGATTACCAACCGGAGATTCCACCCCTACCACGCCAACTCCACCACAACCATCTGGTCCAACATATACAAGGAAAGTTATAGGAAAAGGCTTGATATATAAGGATACAAAACCATATAGTATCTTAAAAATGGATAGATCAATGTCGGGAGTTGAATTTATAAGTCCACAAAATAATGTTGCTGTTATTTTTGATCTATCGCTATCATATGATACTAAATATAGTCCACTTAATCAGTTTTCATTTGAAAAAGAATATATAAATACTAATTATTCACCAGAAGTATTTAAAACAACACATAGTATAGGTTCGTACGGCGATGGATCTAATTTTAGAAATAAAAATATACTTAATACAATTCCATCATATAATAATATTAAAAAGCTTGATGATATATTAAATAATCATATTAATGATAAATTAAAAGAACCTAAAATTATTATAAATGATAATATTAAACTTTCATTGAGCTCTATTGGATATCCACATAAAATTACAGATATTCCGGAAATATTAAATCAAAAAAATTATATAGTACAAGAAAATAATTTGAATGATTCTATAAAAAATCAATTAGAAAATATCATAAATAACATAGAATCAACATATTCTTTATATTATATTAAAAATAATGATTTTAAAAAGTCAAATATTCCATTAACCGGCGTTCTAACTGTAGAAGATGATTTTGAGCTACAAAAAATTGTAACACCAGTTAATGGAGCTGGACTCGGAGATAATACAGCAGGACAACAGATATCTGATGCGATCTATAACAATCTTATAGATAGATTAAATATTTTAGAGGACCAAAGAGAGAATTCTAGTTTAGAAGGATTAGTTGGTATAAAAAATAATACTAATATTATTTTGCAATCTAGAAATTTAAAATATATTCATCAACATTTAACAACACTAGTGGATTATGATGATAATCAAAAAAGAACTGAATATGTATTGAGCACACTATATAAAGAAAGAGATGATATCTTAAGACTACTAAATGAAATAAGTACAAAGCAAACTGCTACAATTACTTTAAATGATAGTAGTAATAGTATTATTATTGGAGATATTATTTTTGAAAATATTGATTATATCGAAATAAAAAAAGAAGAAATAGTACAAAAAATAGAAAAAAATAATATTAAATATATTAGAAGAACTTTTACTAGAAATATATCAAATATAAGAGGTCAAGAAATTGCTAATATTTCTTTAATTAAACCATTTCGATGGATGCAAAATATTGATATTTATGATATTACATATGAAAAAAATAATGATGACTATTGGATTAATTTAGATCCGTATCAATCATGTAGTATAGCGGAGGAGTTGAGACCAAAGGTGCTTAAAAAAATAGAGTATATATGCAGACCAGCTAACTTTAATCAGAGTATTGGCGGATCGCCCTTATTACCATCTAATAATATATGTATGAGATTTAGAGGACAATCTATAGAAGGAAAAGATGGTGATAGTGTTACTTTTAAAAAAGGAAATAAAGCAGCCTGCTTTGGGACTCCAATATATGAATCGCACATATATGAAATTAATAAAGATATTATAAATTCTAAAAAGAATGATTTGGAGAACAAACTTACAGAACAAGGGCTGCCGATATATTGGAAAGAATGGACATCAAGAAGGGACTATCATATAAATGGTATAGCAATATCAGATACTGTTTCTTTTGAAAGAGGCCAAGACATACTTGTAACAGCTTTTGAAACATACGATATATTATTAACAGAATTAGAGAATGCTGGCGGTAAAATTGTTTCTAGTTCAAGATCGGACGGTGACGTAAATACATTCGGAGAGAACGGCATTAAGGAGCTTCCTGAGCTTCCCGGTGGCGGGCCTCGAGAATCAAGAGGATATGGTCTATTATATCCTTTTGGAAGAATAGACCAATCTGTTAGAATTTATAATGTGTGTAATTTAGATAATACCAATAATTTAAAAATAAAAATTAGAAAGCTACCACGCTTATTAAGAGGAATTGATATGCTATCTACTGTATTCAGATACGGTATTGATGTTCCGTATAGGCCATATGTAGCTAGAGATACTTATGATCCTTTGGATCCATGTGCCGTTAGGACGGCCGGTCAATTAAACAGTGGTTTTAACATTATTAATAATGATTTTCATTACTGGAAATGTATGGAGATAGACAATAATACAAATACATTAATTCCTTCTTCGACCCCTCCCTTCTTTAAATTAATGAACGAAATGATGTATAGGGTATTTTATGGATCTGTCGATGGCATAGAAATAAAAACTAATGATATGATAAGTCAATTTTTATGGGAATTAATTCCATATGAATTTTTTACTAAACCACCAACAGGAGACGATGCTGCTACATAGCTCTAATAAAATGTTTTGTAATTTCATATTAAAAAATAATGTATATAAATGCAGTAAATGTGGTATAGAAATTTCAACAAACGATGAAGATATTCCTATCTTTCCATGTTCTGCAATAAATATTAATTCTGATCAACCAGACTTCGTTCAGGAACTAAGGAACTTGTCTACAGATATGATCGATAATGAAACAAATAATAATATTGCTTCTGATACTGAAATAGAAAGACGTTTTAAAATTTGCGAAAGCTGTGAATTTTTCAAAAACTCGATATGTTCACAGTGCGGATGTCCAGTAAATAGAACACGTACCTACATTAATAAATTAAGCTTGGTTAGTGAGCAATGTCCGATGAATCGATGGTAATTATTCTTTATCTTTAGTCCACTTATGCCATCCGCTGTGTGGCAAATAATTGCCATTATCGTCTTTACGTTTGGGAAATAAAGTACCACCCTTTTTGTGTTGACCAAAGGCTAAAACTGCTCCACAATCAGAGCATCTTAATTCATAATAATCATTTCCATCAACATTTCTAACAACAAATTTAATATTAGTACTACCACACATTCCACACTTGGCTTCTCCAAAAATTTCTTGGATTAAAGCAAGCTCTTTAAAAATTTCTTTTTGTCCACTGCCTTCTAATTCAAATTGTAATTTATCATTAGCTTTATATAGTACTTTCATAAATTATTTCCATTCGTTAGAGTAGCCTAAAATATCTTGTGGTATACTATCAATATTTTGTTGGTATTTTGATAATAATCTTATTATATCAACAGCGCTCTCGTGTGTCAAACTATAAATATTCTTAGTTTCCATATTATTTTGTTCTAATAATTTGACAACATTAATATTTAATCTCTGAGCTAAAACATCTATGAAATTAATTTGTTGATTACTAATCTTATTTACTGTGTTTTGATCAGGATGATCTTCTATATCTTTTGATAGCTCTTCGGCTGCTACTACTTTGCGTAATCTTAATGCTCTTCTTAAGGCTCTTCCTTCTGCTCTAGTTTCCGCAACTGCCACTGGATGATTGCGGTATATTTTGTCGCAGTTGCCCCAATAAACGTCTGCGGAGCCGTCCACAGACACAATATTTAAACCGTTTAAGTCCTGAACGGTTGGATTTAAACAGTACGCTAGAGAGTGTATAACTGTTGCTCTTTTTTCATTTTCTGGACTAGGAGATTGAACAACCGAGCTTGTTGACGATATTAATCTACAATTTAGTACAGTTTCGAAAATACGTCTTAAACCATCAGTTGTTGGATTACCAGCAATCTTTTCGTCATCCGATAAAAGTCCAAGAACATAATCTGTCCAATCTAAGTCAGCAATAGTTGGAATTTTCTTTTCAAGGATATTATCTTCAGTAGTCTCAATCGTTTCGTTCTTATCTTTTTTAGCCATTGGTGTCCTTTATAGTAAATTTCTGTTGCCCAGAAATAAGGTTGGAATGATTTGTTTTTATAATTTGGACTATTTGATCATAAATTAAGAAGGCGCGAGCATCAGAATAATCTTTGGTTTGTATGATCCTCAATAAATTCCATCCTTTACCAATTATTAGTCCTTCTTTTTTATTATCGTAATTTTTATTTCTTTTTAATGATTCTTGGCCCCAAACAGGGGTGAAGTGAGACGGACCATCGACCTCTATCGCTAGGTTTATACTAGGAACGAACAGATCAATCTGCAACCTCGTATTCACCAGAGTTTGTTCTTTATGAAATTCTACTTTATATCCGTCGTTTAATAGTCTTTTATGTAGATATTTTTCTAGTTTTGATCCCACTTTACTAGTGGCTCTGACCGCGGTATTAGCAGATTTAAGGATGTTCTCTTTTGTATTATCGTCTAAGTTTTCCCAATTTTGTTTAGCTTGAAGTTTTCTTTTTTGTATTTCATCATCTTCTAGATTTTCCCATGCATTCAATACGCCCATACCTATCTTTTGTTTTGTGTCTTGAGATCTTTCTTTACCTTTTGTCGGATGTGAGTGTTTACCAGTTTTTAGAGCATTTTTTTGAGCTTCGCTTTTATCTCGTATTTTAATATTTAATTTTTTAGCATCCCTCCTTATTCTATTAGCGTACGTATCATACATAACAGCGATATCTGCAAAACTTTTTCCCTGTTCAGAATATAGGGACAGAATTAAGTCTTTTTTGTCTTGGTCAGACAAATTATCATAAGATGTGTTGTATTTTTTCATAATCGAAATGCTCCATAATATCTAATGGTTTTTTCCAACATATTTCATATATATCATATAGGTATTTGTTTGTTGTTACAAAATCCAACTTATTATCATAAATTTTTGACCATTCGCTATAAAAATTTTCTCTATTTTTAATCCAAGGCATATCATTACAATATAGTACCTTTTTATCAATATTTGTAAAGTTTTTGCTAACTATAATTCCTATAAGATCGAACAGCCATAAATCTCCACTAAAAAATTTTGCATGACTTAGATGAAGAATTGGTATGTTATATGTTATGATTTTATCACAAGTACTATTAAATATTACTATATTTTTATAGGGATTATTTTTTATCAATAGAGAAATTTGCTTTAATATACTATCATAATAGTCTGTATTCTCTATCGTTGTAAGAAGAAAACCTAGGTTATTTTTTATCACTTAACAACACCTTTAAAAAATTAGAATACGATTGAAAATTTTTGCTGCTCTTAAATTTTTTGGGTTCTAATGACACAAGATCTTCCACTGTCAAAACTTTTGATCCACATGCCCAAGCTTCCGGAACATAGTCTTCTTCCAGTGCTAAATAGTATTCTGATTGTTGCAACAAAGACGCTTTATCTTTTTCTAGAAGCAATCCAAGGTTTTGTGGATGAATAATATTTTTATTGTTAAATAGTTTAATCGGAAGATTCGAAACGGGATAAAGAAATTGGTTTAATTCCATTGGTATAGACTCCATAGAGTCTAAGAAACTTATGATCTGATAATTCTTTTGCACAGAACTATCTATATAAAAAATTTCATTATTCACTAATTTTGGTATAGATATAATTTTGTTTTTGGATTCACTTTTTTCTTTTTGTATTACTGCTATGATATTTTTATTATAGGGTATATTTGAATGTGTATCATTGTATATAAAAATATTTACATCTTTACTAAATTCTAAAATAAATTGATTGATTTCATTATTTAGTAACGAAGCAATAAAAATACAATCTGTAAATTGATATTTATAGTATATTTTATATAGTTGATTATCAATATTTGTAACTAATTTAGAACAAAAATCTAGTGACGATAAAGCTATGTTATTAATAAACTTATCATTCTTTTGTTGTACTAGTAGTTTTATCATATAAATACTTTAGCCTTGCTTAGATCTTTAGAATTATTTATTTTCATAACGTTATTTTTATTAAGATATATTTTTTCAAACTTGATATTATTCTGTAGTAGAAAATTTATGGTTTCGAACAGATACATTTGATCGAACATTCCCGTGTCTTGATTTACTAAAATATCAATTGCTTCACTATTTAAATAAACAATCTCGGCCCAGGGTTGTTCCATATCAAAAAATAGATACTCCAAGTTATTGGATATAGAAGAACCCACAGAAAAATTATGTTTAGGTTTATTTAGCATAAAAATTTTAGAATTATCTTGCAAATATGACTTGTGAATAGTCCCGTCTTTAAGTAAAAGTCCACTCGTAAATATTAATAAATTATTAGGTCTGTGTTTCTTAATATATAGAAGTAGATTATTGGCCTGATTAGTTAGTTCATATTTTTCGTTGATTAGATACTTTAAACTTCTATACCTATATAATTTAGACATAATATTTTCTGAATCAAATCCAATATTTATTGTAATAGATGCATTTCTAGATATTTTTTGAGCCTGCATAACTTGGTATTCTATAATACTTAGATTTTTTCTTAATGGAAGTAAACATTTGGAACCAACAGATTTCATCCCTTTTGTTATTTCTGGCGTAATAATAAGAATATCAATCATAATTTATAGTTAATACATTAGGACTATTTTCTATTAAATAATCATTTTTAGATGATAAGTTTATATAGTTATTCATATTAATAAATATACCATAAAACTGAGAGTCTATAGATGAACACTTATAATAGTGAGCTGGTTTTTGTTCTACATTAATTATATAGTTAATATTTTGAATACTATCATTTTCTACAACTTTAGTTAAACTATCATAATTTAATAACCATATAAGATTACCAACTTTATTTTTATTGGTCTCCAAAGCAATATGCAAAGATCTTGGCCCAGAAATGTTCTCTAAAAAATTATGTACTTTATAATCTATATCAAATTTTAGATTAGATTTCAATAAGTCATATAGTTTATTACCATCGGCATAACAAATAATAGTTATATATGACGGTTTAATAGATAGTCTATTTATAGAATCTACACATGATTCGAAACTGTCTTCCGTTTCTACTATTAGTCCAATCGAATATTTTACTATATTTTGTTGTTTAACATATTCTTGCATATCCAAAGAACTTAGTTTATCAATATGCTCATTATATATTTTTTTACTAAAACCATATCTACAATTATAGTTTTTAATTATATTATATCCCTGATAGGTTTCTATATTTTTATATTCTTGAACAATATTTGGTATATTAAATACACATGGTTTATCTGAGGTTGTTGGTTGTGCAAAATAGCAGTCCTTGCATATGGTGTTGATCATAGTTCTTTTCTCTCGAAAACGATGGTTATAAAAGTGTTGGTAATATCTAAATCGATCATATCAAATAATGCAAAATCCATAAAAGTATATAATGATTCGACTGAAATAAGGCTCTGCTTATTTGCAAAGAAATTGAGAAAACTATCATTGGATATAGCGCTCTTTATGTATTGTTGAGCTATGCTTTTGGCATTGCTTATAATGATACTCAACCTACCACTCTGTCTAAGTTTCTCCAAAAGAATCCTAATAATAACCTGATGATCGCTTTCTTTAAGATATTCTAATATATCTATTGTTATAGAATCACAAGAATGATTAACTATAGAATTTAGATTATTTATATGTACATGAGAACCGTCTTCTTTTGATGGATCTATCACTATGGTTATATTACGTTTCATATTTAAATACTCTTTGTGAAATTTTAGAATATAAATCTGTCATATTACTATAAAATGTGTTTAATGAATAATGTTCTGTTATATAATTTTTACTTGATTCTATTATGTGTTGTAAATTATCCCAATTATTAAGAGTATTATTAATATCATTAATAATAGAATTATAATTATCTATATAGGATATATTAGATATATTTTTATCTATTAGTAAAGATGATGAGAACACCCATGTTCCGCAAGATGCGCTTAGAATTGTATCATATATATTATGAGGGCTAATACAAATCTTATAAAAAGATATGTTTTTAATTGGATCACTATTACTATTCGTAATCAGATCACAATTAATGTAATTATTTATATGTTGGTATAATCTATTGATTCCATCATTATTTTCAAAATTTAAAATACATACGTTTTTTTCTTTAGATACTATATCCGATTTTGGAACACCATAAGACATAGTGAGAGTTTCGTTTGTGTCTGGTAGCGCCCAAAGAGATCTTATCTTATCGTTAAAAAATACCCTATAAGTATTATCTAGTTTTTTATGTAGTATAATACGATCTTCTTTTTTAAGATGTGTCGGTGGACTATCCATAAACAATATGAGCGTGTTAACATGGTATGCCAATGATAACTTATTTATTATTTGAGAATAATTTAGAGGATTATCAGCGATAATAAAAGAAAATGGTTGATTTGCTTCATAAATAAAGTTGGCATCCCTATGCTGCTCCAGAATATTGGAAAATAAATTCTTATTTCCAAGATAGTAAACAGTACTGTGTTTTCTGTTTAATGTATTGACAATAATATTTGTGATATCTAAATTATTGAGCATGAGTTTCTAGTATTTCTTGAATATTATCTTTGGGAATTATATTAGTATATGCAATATCTTTTATATTAGAATCGTTTAAGCTAGATACGCTTCCGTTCTTATTAAGATCAAGTTGATTCCACCAAATATGATTATTAACAGATATATTAATGATGGGTCTATTCAACTTATTAGCAAATGGCGTTTGAATATTATCGCTTAATGAAAGAAAAACATCTCCAGTATTATGTGCTGTGATTACATTAGAAATAGTATTATCTATTGGAACAATAACTATATTAGTAATACTATAATTAATTTCAAATAAATTATACATATCTTTTATATATTTATTATATGTCTCTAGCGTTTGCTGAGATATATTACATATATACAAAATTAAACAAGTATTACTATTGTCCTCGAAAGTTTTTATGAAATTGATAATAACATCTTTAACAATATATTCTGGTAAATTATCAATAATAGTATAATATTTTTTATATTTTGAATATATTCCTAAGTTATATTTACCTATATTATTTTGTGAATAAAATCTATGATTTATTGTATATGTTAGTTCTTTTTTATTTTTAATATCAATATTATCTAGTATGAATTTAGTAGTATTATTACTATACAAATAATTTATTTTTTCATCTAATATAGCATATTTTTGTTTTTGCTCATAAGATGGCATTATATTATGTGTTATTGGCCAAAATATATGATATGGTATTTTTGATGTGTAACAGTAATTCAAAATCGAGACATTCTGTATAATAACATCAAATGAATTTATCTGTTTATTTTCTGTTATTTCTAATATATCTGTAAATTTTTTATCTTTTATTGTTTTTGTTCCATCGAATACTGGTCTACTAACTACATCTAATCCCATATCATATAAATTACATAGTAAATTTATAGATTCGTATCCTATACTATTTGATAATCTATATGGTGCAATATATAATATTTTCATGTGTTATTTTTTAGATGTGCGTATTGAATAAAGTCTTCTTCGAATTTATGATTTGTTTTTCTTATATCTTCGGATCTATTATTGTTATCTATCATAACATTTATATAATCATATATATTATTAATATCATATGCGGATATTTGGGTTGGAGAATTATAGCTAAATCCATAATCAGCGTTTTGTAGCATATTCAAAAATTTAAATGAAGATAATAAATCTGCATTTCTTACATAATTATTACAAAGATTTGCTAATACGCTAAAATTATTTTTATTACTATCCGACTGGGTTTTATCGGCTTTATTTAAGATAGTTAACGGTACGTTCCAGTCTGCTCTATATTCCAGATTATCAAAATAGTTTTCCCATACTTTGGATATATCATCCCAATTATAATATTTTTCTGTTAGTTGTCTTATTTTTAATCTTTCTGTATTTCTAATCGGTATTGGTTTGGCTATTTGCTTGAGTATAATACCAATTAGATCTTTGTTATTCGGATATACACGAATGGCTTTTGTTTCTAACTCTTTAAAATAAGAACTAGGATTAACTTTGAATGCTTGTAATTTTTCTATAATGTCAACCATTGCACTATAATCTACGGTAGCAATAGGTATCCCACACGCGCCTGCTTCAACTTGTGGCATACCAAAACCTTCACAAATAGCATATTGTACATAAAGATCAAACAGATTATATATTTCACTTAATTGAGTATCTGAAACACCATTTGATACAGATGGGAACTGACAGGTTTTATTTAGGCATTTTGAACACACTTTTAATGGACCACTAAAAACACAAGCCTCAGTATTCTGACAAGTTTTGCATAGGTATGTAAATAGGACATGGTTGGATACTTGGTATTGACTAAGTAATTCCGGTATATCCCAGCCCATGTCCGGATATGTGGTATGTAGATATAGGTAAATTTTTTGATTAGTATTTTGTATTTCGGGCAAGGAGATTATCTGTTTAAGACTATATAAGAGTTCTGGTATTAGTTTGCGTTTCTGATTTCTCATCACGGAACCAAACACAAAAGCTTCTTGTGGTATATTGAATTTTTGACGTAGTAGATTTTTATCTTTGATAGAAAAAATATTTAAATTTACACCTGGGCTGGTTGTTGCTATGTACTTAATTTTATTATTAGTTTGTTCTTTTAGAACTTTTGCCCCCCAATCACTATATGTAAAAATGGCATCTGTTGATAGAAATACGTCTACCCACTCTTCTTGTTGTGGAGCAGAATCTACTGTGGGCATAAGGATATGATGAAAATAAGATCTTAAAGGAGATAAGGTTTGGTAGCCGCTCATCCAAAAATCTCTTACGTCAACAACAACATCAGGCTTAAAGTCTAATAGAACTTTCTCAAATCTCCACCTTCCAAATTGATTATCTGTTCTAGACATGTATTCCTTATATCTAGGATCATTATCTCTCACAGCATTTGCATAATAAATCCAGTCTATATTTTTATCTCTCGGATCATTGACCATACCATAGGAAGCAAATTCTGCAACAACGTATTTGTTAGTTTTATGCCATCTGGATAAAATCTCGTAAGCATATTTACCAAAACCAGAATTTATGAAGCTGGCTTCGGAGCACATCAATATTTTTAGTTTAGATTTTGCCATTATATAATAGAATAAGGGGGATGTTTCACCCCCAATATTCTATATTCATTCCTCTTTGAGTCTTGTCAGAAAGCAACCGATTCTGATTCTTCTGCCTTTGATCTACTAAGCTTAGTGATCTTCGAAAAGTTATTAACTCTAACTTTTAGACTACTATGCTTAACTCCATCTTTTTCCCATGTGTCATTTCTAAGAGATCCTTCTACCATAACCAAATCTCCCTTTTTAAGGGATTCGGCAATAGTTTCTGCTCCGCTGTCCCATGCTTCGCAGTTAATGAAAGATGTAATTCTGTCTTTTTCTCCATTAGACTTTACATAGTCTCTATTAACAGCAATAGTAAAGTTTACTACGCTAGTTTGTTTTCCGTTTGGATTAACAACTCTTAGCTCAGGATCTCGTGCAAGATTACCCTTCAACAATGTGATATTCATTTTCAAAACTCCTAAAAGTAAAAACGCTACAACTATATAACATTATACCAAGCGGCAGCGTTTTGTCAAGATCTTGGTATAAAACATTTTTCTACTATAAAAGAGTCTTTTTTAGGACTCTTATTGCCTAGAAATATTAGTACATTTCCTTCGAATAGATAGTTTCGATATTTAGACAATTGATCAGGAAATAGGATAACGGAATCCAAGGATGCGTATTGATCCTCTATTGTGACAAAAGCCATTTCTGCACCAGCATTTTTCCCATTCTTTGTCTTAACAAAATTTATATTACTAATTTCGCCAGCTAAAATAATATTTTTAACATTATTGGTATGTTTAAACATTTTGCAATCACAGTTGGTCATACTAATGTCGTACGAGTCTATTTTAAAACAGGTAATAGACGCCCCAAGCAACGCATTTTCTGTGTCAGACAACCATTCTATTTTATCATTTAGTGAGTATGGTGGATTTTTATATAGTTTAATTAAATTTTGTATATTAGTTTTTCGTTTAATATTAATCTTACTATTAGTCAGTAGATTCTCTAAAACTTGTCCTAAATGTTTTTGGTTTATGTCTAAAAGATCTAATTCTCTAGATGTTAATTCTGATATTATGTCATATTCAAATAACATTTGTGTGCGTGACATATGATAATAATCAAGGGCTCCGCATGATATTAGTGCCTTAGCGGCTGTAGAGTTTATTTTATTGAGCAATTTTACTAAGCATCCATACCATGATATAGAATTAAGATCCATATTTTTGACTATTTCCATAATCTTATCATATACCGAATAACCAACACCTTTTATATCTGTTAAACCAAAATAAATTTTATCATCGTTTATAGTAAAGTGTTTATTAAGTTTTCTTAAATCTGGAACGCAAACAGTAACATCCATTTCTGTCGCGTTTCTAATTAATTCCTTAATCTCTTTTTGGGGATCCATCTTGTCTTTTGCGAACTTTAAATATGATGCAAAAAATACTTTGGCAAAGTGTGCTTTTGCATATGCTGATGAATATGCATTCATAGCATAACTTACAGCGTGGCTCTTGTTAAAGCTATATCTTTGACTTTTTTCTATCCAACCAAAAATTTCTTCGCTCTCATCTTCCGAGACAATATTAAGTTTTTTAACACCATCTTTGAATTTAACTTTGATTTTTGCCATTTCTTCTGGTTTCTTTTTGCCTATGGCCTTACGAAGCATATCGGCTTCTTGAAGATCGAACCCGGCCACCGCCTGAGCGATTTGCATGGCTTGTTCTTGATAAATCATCTCGCCATAGGTGGATTTTAATGAAGGCTCAAGAGAAGGATGGAAGTAGTCTAATTCTTCTAGACCATTTTTTTTATCTATATAATGATCACTGATGCTTTTGCCTTCCCTATATGCCTCTAATGATCCTGGTCGCATAATACTAATCAATGCAGAAAGCTGCTCTATATTTTGTGGTTTAAGTTTTTTGGACATGCTAGAGCCTAGTCTGGACTCTAATTGGAAAACGCCTTTTGTGTTTCCTTGTGCTATCATATCCCATGTTTTGGAACATTCTAGATTTAGATTTTCTAGTTTGCCATCGAAATCTATTCTAGGAATACCATCCTGGGTATAGTCCAATACCTTAAATTTACAACCACAATCAAACGTATAGTGATGATTCATAAATATTATGCGGACGCTGTGGCGAACGCGTTTTTGAATTTAACCTTATTACCAAGATTTCTATGAAGTTTCATAAATCTAATAAGAATATCAGCCGTGGCTCTTACATCATTTAGAGCATCATGAGATCCACTATTGCCAAGACCTAGGTATTCTCTAACATTATCTAATGTATAGTTTTTTAGTTCATTGTTTCCTTCAAACCAATAAAATATAACATTCATTAGATCTATAACGTCTCGTGGATAAAAAAGAGATGTTCTTCCCTCCTTATTGACATTATTATATTTCGTACTTAGTCTTTCTATAATTCTAAGATCAAATCTATTTATATTGTATCCAGCGGCTATTGGTGCTGTAAAACAAGATTTTTTATCTGATCTTATATGATATTTCTCTAAATAAGATACGAACATTTTCCATCCATTATCCTGATTTTGATAAGATTTCCAGTCCTCTAATATTTTGGTTTTCTCGCATCCTCTAACCTTGGCATGGAAATCAAGAACATCACTATCATCATATATATAATCAGGTTTTTCATCCAATATGGATGGTTTTAGATTAATATTAAATTCTGAATCTTTGATAATTTCTAATTTATATGGATCTATTATCAGAGAGGCAATTTGAACGGGGCTACAAAGGTCAGGATTAGCCCCGTCCGTTTCTAAATCAAATACACAAATTTTTTGTAAATTAGCCATTTGTCTCCACTACTGTGTTTCCTGGGAAAAAAGTCCTTTGATTACTATCTGTCGCAACATGACAATTAACGCTTCTGCAACAACTTACTCTAACTTCTTGGATCTTAGTATATTCTACATTATTAGCTTTAAAGTTTTCGCCCACAGCAACTTGGTCTAATGTTTTTGTTAACATTATAGTTCTCCGTTTTTTAGGTATTCTGATACAGACATGATTTTGTCCAAATAAGCTATACCCAATATATCAAATTTAATTAAACCCAAACTCTCTAGATCATTCATCTCCATGCCCGCTATCAGCTGATCATTTCTATTATCATAGACCATAGGACACAGAGATGCAAGATCTTCGGTACCTATTATTACACCAGCAGCGTGTTTGCTTTGGTTGGATTTTGTTCCTTCAAGCCTTATGGCCTGTTCAAATCTTTTCGATAATGGACCAGCCAACGAACCATCTTCTGCTATATAGCACCATTCTTTCAGTTTGTCTGTGTTATTCTCTAAAGCCCATCTAATAATCGAGGCTTCTCCGGTATCTTCTTTCATCTCTTGAAGTTCGTCGGCTATTTTGGCTTCGTCAGGAATAAATTTGGTAATAGAATTCATTTCTTCGAAAGATATATTACCATATACTCTTAGCACATCTTTTAACGCCCCTCTACCTTTCATAGTATTAAAAGTAATCATTTGTGATACTTTGCCATGTCCATATTTACTTTTTATATATTCTAATACTTGTTCTCGTTTATCTATTGGGATATCTATATCGATATCTGGCATTTGTATTCTGGCTGGAATGCTTTGTATTGGACGAGTATTATCAAGCTGATCGACAATACCATATATCCACATTATATAACTATTAATAGTGTTTTCGGATAAAATATTTTTATTTACTATTATATGATTATAGTATGATATATTTTCTGGAGCCGAAAGAACTATAGAGCATTCATGTTCAAGAAATCTATTATTTTTTTCTTGTTCTAACCTTTCGATTATAGGCTGGCTTTTAATCTCATGTACTAGTCTAGTAAGTGTAGAATTTTTTTCCATTTGTAGTCTATATATAAATGATTGTTTAGTAAATATTTTGCTATAACTTTAATTTCACTCTTGTTTTGGTATATTAACTGATACAAGTCTCTATTTTTTATTTTTGTTGGTTTTTTATATTTTACAGGTAAGGCTTTGGATACTGTTTCCAAATTTTCTGGAAGATATGAACATATACCTATGTTGTAACCAGTGTAGACTTTATTTTTATTGGTTTGTTTTTTTATACTAACCCATCCATCAGCATCCCAATATCCTCTTATAAAATCTGGCCATAATAATTGATCCGACGGTAATTTTAAAGTACTATACCATGTTTTTCTTGGTATAATACCATATTTTGATATATTATTTGCTAAAATATCACTAGTAAATTGAAATGTACACCTATTATCGTAGTCTTTTACTATATTAGAGCCTATTAAAAATTTAGAAAATTTAATCAAATGTTTTTTTGATTCTGATCCCAAGCATAATTGTAGCTTATTACTATCACTAATATTTCCATCGCCAAAAATAAAACCAAGCCAATAAGCTGATGCGGCATCTAATTTAGAGAAATCATTTAATAATTTTTTTTTACTATTTTTAGTAAATCTAGTTGATTTTGCTAAACAACCACAACTTTTAACATGGTTAATCTTTATCATAGATAGTTTCTTATAACAGACATTGCCGCATTTACATTTACACTTAGCAATTGTTTCTCCTTTACTATCCGAAACTAAAGTTATTATAGTAAGTAAATTATAACTCTTATTTTTATAGTCTTTTATTTTAGCTTTCATATTGCCTCCGGAATTATACTGTTTATACACCATTTTTAAATGTTTGTATAGAAAATTCCGGAAAAGATATGTGTTCTTTTACATTCCTGCCATCGGAATAAAATCTTTCGAATAGTAATTCGTGTTTAATAGGGTCTATATCTGTAATACCTATTAAATAAGAAACCAAGCATCCGGCTGCGCTTCCTCGTCCTGGTCCTGCTAACCAATTATTATTTTTAACATATCTTAGTATGTCTTGAACAATTAGAAAATAACTACTAAGCCCAGCATTTTGCAAAACCTGTAGTTCATATTTTATTCTATCAACATAAATATCGTGTTGTGATTTGTCAATATTCGGTATAATTCTATTTTTCCAACCTTTTCTACATAATTCTCTTAAATATTCATCCGGAGAGAATCCTTCGGGACATTCGAATTTAGGCAATTTAGGTGGTGATAGTATATCAAAATTTTCTATTAGACTATCCACAAATAAAGTGTTTTCTATCTCTTCATCGCTATGAAGAGTTTTCATTTCTTCCGGAGACAGAATATAGTATTTGTCACTTTTAAAGAAACACTCCATAGGTACGGATTGATTATGAAGCATTTTGGTATTTATATCTGATAATGTTGTTTTAAGATTATTACAGAGTAATATCCTTTGATCTATAGCATCGTCTTGTTCGCAATAATGAGCATCCGGTGTGCATACCGCTTTTGTTTTACTTAATTGAGAGATTCTTCTTATTGTATCTGTTAAATATGTTTGTTGTTTTAGATATGCTTGATCAAATAGTTGTGTCTCTAGAAAAAAATTATCAGTGCCAAATATAGTTTTCATATAGTCCACAAAAGATAATCCATTATCTATAGCTTTGGATTCGTCGCATAATATCTTATCTGCTAATGTTGATCCCAAATGTCCACAAATACCTATAATGTTACCATCCAGTATTTCTGCTAATTTAGCCAGGCTTAAACGCGGCTTATGATAAAAGTAATCGGGTCTGTTAGATTCGGAAACAATCTTTATTAAGGTTTTCCATCCTTGCAAATTCTTCGCCAATACCAAAAAATGTGATAATGAAGCATTTTCTTTTGTTTGTATACTCGGATCATCTTCGCATATATATAATTCACAACCAAGAATTGGTTTTATATTTTTATTTCGCATTTTCTGATAGAACTGTACAGAGCCGGCGATGTTACCATGATCGGTTAAGGCACAAGAATTAATGCCTAATTTAGAACATCTATTAGCTATTTGTTCTGGACGATTAAGACCATCCAAAAGACTAAAATGCGAATGACAATGAAGAACAGAATAGGTCATACTGATCCTGGCGCTTTGTAAGATCCAAAAGAATGATTCGGGTGTTTGTACATACTCATTGTAGCATCGATCCCATAAAGTTCAAGGTCGTGCTTGACTTGTTCGCACTTTGTCATGACAGATCCTTTTTGACATATTTGTCCATCTCTATATTCCTCCAAAGGTTGTATGCTAGTATTTTCAAAAGTGGTTTTACCGAAATGGCATAATTTATTACACATCCATGTTTTATTAAGCTTAGGACGTTTTGTTTTCTTAATAATATCAAATTTTTCTCTCAACATATTTTCTGTGTCTATGAGATCGCTATCATGAAATACCATAGAAAAAGGACCACCATCATTAATAAAGTAGATAGAAAAAATTACATTTTCAATATGCGGATATAATTTTTTAATAGCATAGTGATAAATTTTAAGTTGTGGATCTTTTTCTAACTTTTCTTGGGTTTTTTCTTGACCGGTTGCCCAATCTAGTCTTCGTCCAGTATTATGTGTTGGAATATAATTTTCTGTACACAGATAAGTATTGTCTGGACTGTCTACGGAAATGCATTGAGTTTTTTGTATAATCGATTCTTCTATTTTAGAAACTCGTCTAACCCTAGATCTTCCAGATCCCCAATTTACATCCACAAGTTCTTTTTTCCTGTTCAATAGAAAAGGATTAATGTCAATTGGACGAAACGAAATAGGATATATGATTACGTTTTTTTTGTAATTTGTATCTCTTTTAATACACGCTTGATTCGGTCTTTGCCCAAGGGTTAAAAGTAGGTCTTTAACATCGTCGGATAGTTTTTTATTACAAGAAGTAAACACAGTTTGTTTTCTAATTGGATTTACATTTCCGTCTGTATCCATCAAACCCCTTAGTAAGTCTAGCCTTTGTTGAAAAGATGCTCTCAAATAAATTTTTGGTATATGTTTATTATTCAATAGATTTAAAGATTTTAGTATTTTTGTCACATTTAGGATCGATACTGTCTTATTTTTTGATCTTTTATCATTTTGAATTTTTCCTAGCTCATAACCTCTTGCTTGTATTTCTTCAAAAATTTCAGTATCATTGCCACTAATCTCGCAACCTCTATTTCTTCCGTCTCCTAACCAGACTCCTAATAGATAAGGATCTATTGGTAGGGATTGTTCATTACATTTTAATGGTTTTGTCACATTAATAGTATCGCCAATAGCTAGATCCTGTATAGATACCGTTTCACCATTAGATAATTTCCATAAATGCTCATCGTCACAAATTACCGATGTTTTGTCATCAAAAGTTACTCTGAAACATTTTTTTGTTTTGACTTTTGATTTTCCAACAACGCGACATATATTACCGTATTGATCAAAGACATTACATCCCACATTTATATCTGCAATTGTTGTCCATCCGTCAAGAGTAGGTAATTTTGTATCTAATGGCAATCCTTTCCAATCTATGACCTCAATAGTATTATCATTAGCCAAAGTTATAAGATCTATAGTGCCTTTTAAGCCCAAATATCCATCTAGTTTTTGATTATTAATATTATACTCGTATTTAGCCCATGGTTTTTCTATTACCAAATCAAAGTGTTGTTCTGGTCTAAGAATGGTGCGATTTCTAGGATCAAACATACCGCCATTAAATTCTATAGCCTTGTAAACCCAATTATAGCAGTCCTTATAATCTTTTAGAGTCCAAGTATGATGACTATTAGCGGTACTATAATGCTTGTATACTTTTTCTATTATGGTATTAAGACTATAGTCATTTATATCTATAAGACCTAAGAATTCGTCGTCATTTATATGAGATAATTTATCTTGCTGACCTTGTTTGATCATGGCAAGAATTTCTAAAACTTTATGGACTATTGTTCCTTTATCTGCCTTTTGTCCACTTGGACCCCTCCATCCTAGTACATATTCAAAAAAATATTGTTGTTCGCACATAGAATGGGCATTATAAGACGAACTACGGAAATAAGTTATAATCATGATATCCTATTATTGGGGTAGTACATTAAAATGTAACATAAGTTTTTTAAGTTTATCGTATTGCTCTCTAACTGTCATATGTTCATTATTAATGATAGCATTAAAATTATTCCAATCATATCTACAAGCATCTAATATTGATTCGCTAATATGTTCTGATTTGTGTGGATTTCTATTTAGTCGAAATACTATTCCTCCATTATTTTTTATAGCTTCTATTTCATTAGGAAATCTACAATCAGAAACTATAACAACTTGAAGTTTACTCTTTTTAATTTTATTGATAAGAGCATTTACCCAAACATTATTATTTAATTTTCTAAATAAGTCGGTGCCTATTAATTGCATTAAATCTCTAGCTGTTAGTTGCTTATCTTCCCAATAGGCATCAATTAGTTCATTCTTGTTATGATCTTCACCATAACATTGAACATATGATAATCCAAACATATTCATGCATATGTCTTCTTTTAATGGGTCTGCAAAGTTATATATTTCAACATCAGAATATCCATTGGATAATAATAATCCTTTTAAAAATTCTGAACAAATAGTTTTGCCAGACTGCTTACGGCCAGAAAATGCTATTATTTTAGTATTCATTAGTATTTATCTTTTAATTGTGGTAAAATAATCTCTTTTACTTCAGCTACTGACATATCAGCAACATCACTGTGGTCAATATCAATATAGAAAACATTATATGTTTTATGACATTTATCATAGATTTTTTGAGCAGCTCTTTTGCCAGCGTCGTCATTGTCCATAAGTATATATATACTCATTGCTCCAGAAATATCCAATAACAATTTTTGTTTTTCTTGTAATACAGAGCCGAATAGGGCTACGCTATTATGAATTCCGGCCTCTTCTAATCTCCAAACATTTCCTGGACTTTCGACCAGCACAACATTTTTATTTTGTTGTATATAGTCTTTTGCATACCATAGATTATATAGATATTCTTGTGTTTTAAATCCCTTATTATGTTTCCACTTAGAATATTGCCATAAATAATCTGAATTTGGACAATCTTTTGTTAAATTATGATAACTTTTACATTTAGAGCATTGAGTAAAAATACTTCTACCAGAACAACCTACCATATGTTCATGAGTGTCGTCGTATACTGGCACAACAGCCCTATCGCCCATTTCTTTTTCGGAACTTAAACATTCACCAACATCATATTTGATAAGTATCTCAGAAGAAAATCCTCTACTAATAAAATAATCTGATGGAATTTTTAAATTCTTTACTATTTTATCTCTTGTGATTTTAGGAGTATCGTCAACAGATCTAATATCTGTTTGTATATTATTAACAATATTTACAAAATTATTTTTTTCTACTTCTTTTTTACTAACTTTTATTTGACTAGGATTCTTTTTAGTAAAATTAATAGCATATTCTACAGCATCATTAAAAGAAACGGTTGGATCGCCCGGTCCTGTCCAACCATTTTGTTTAGACAAACAACCTCTTATAAATCCTATAATAGATCCTTTGAATGTTTCTTCGCATTGATGCGTTCTGCATTTCCAGTTGCCTCTATATGAGTCTCCTTTGTAATATAAATTACAAGCAGAATTATTATCTCCGCCATGAATTGGACATCTCATGGCTATCATGCGATCAAAAGTTTTGTATTCTCCAACATTTAAATTATCTAGTAAATTATCTATATCTTCACATAAATAATCAGATAGTACTTTAAGTTGTTGTTGATTATACGAACGGGATTTCTTGATCGTCATTGTTGTTCTCATCATTAACGATAAATCCTTTGTCTGTGTTAGTATTATTATTTACTAATTCCAATCTTGTCTTACCTTCTTCAATTTTTGCACACCAGCCCTTCATGTGACAATTAATATAGTCATTGTCGTCTAGGCCTCCACCATGTCTACTAATAATAGGAACAAGTTTTCTATTACCGTTAGTCGGTCCGTCTTCGGCAATCTCTTCGTCGCTTTTTCTTTTGAAAATAGTAAAATTGCTACATAACCATATTATACGATCAGAGCCGCTGGCGGTATCTGTGGTTTCTTTTGTTATACCATCCCTATTTAATTGTATAAAACCAAGAATAGGAACTTTATATCTGACAGCAAAATTATGTAAGCTTGTCATCATAAAACCTAAAACCTGATACTCTTTCATATCCTGAGATATTCCTGCACTATCCATTAGTTTTAGATAATCATAAACAATAACGCAGTCTTTGGCTGTTCCATCTGGGTGTAGCCCAACCTCCTTAACAAGCCATCTTCTCATGATAGCCAATTGTTCTTCAAATGGTTTACCAGCGATTGACTTGTAATACAGTCTAACATCTTTAAGTTCTTTTTGAGCCGTTTGTAATCTATTATTTTTATCCGGAGACTCAAATGCTTTACCGGTTTCTATACTTGAAATCTCTATTTCTGTCATCATGGCCAAAACTCTATTAAGATGATCGTCTGTGCTCATCTCGGTGTCCATATTTAATACTGGCACTTTGACATTTTTTGCTATGTGTAAACCAATATTATCTGCTAGCAGAGTCTTACCAGTTTTTGGTCTTGCTGCTATAATACTTACTGATCCTTTTCTAAGACCACCACCTATAGCATTGTCATAAACATGAAATCCTGTAGATATGCCAACTTGATCAATGGGATTTTCTTTGATATTATTGATATAATCATCAACGATATTTGCTATACAAACAGGATTATTGTCGGTATCATTTAGCAGTGTCGAGAAATTGAAGATACTATCTTCTGCTAATCCTATAATCGACGATATTGGTTCGGCACCGGTTATATCTAATAATTTTTCTTTTGCTTCTTCTAGTTGATCTCTAAGCAATCTAGCTATTTGTAGTTTTCTAATTTTAGCTGCAAATTTTCTAACATTTTCTAGATTAACCGGAAAATCTATAATAGCTTTTAAATGTTGAGTCTCATTTTTTTGAGATAAAATATGACCAAAATTTAATGATTGAGCAACAGATAGGATTGATGCTATATCTATGGAAGGACTATGATCTTTTTCACATATCTCTTTTATTACTTGATATATCATTATATTACTATCAACAGTAAATGTTGATGGCTGTATAATATCCGCAATATCTAAGTATGCATTTTCACCGTATTTGCATATTCCAGACAATACCGCTCTTTCTGCGGCAGGATCACAAAGTATCATTTTTCATCCAGCGTTTGTTGAACAGTTATTACATTTATAGCGAGAAGGACTATCATGCACAAGGGCCGGATTTATATTTTCTGTTTTTCCACACACCCTGCATTTCACAGATACCGGCTCGTATTCTCTTGTTCGTGCAACTGGTGGATGTTTTGCTAATTTTTCATCTATTAGCTTATCATCTTTGTGCATATGAAACTCACTCATTTTTTCAAATTTATTACCAGACTGTGCCGGAAGTCTTTTGTTCTTAGTACGGATACTATTTGTTAGTTGAGTATCTTCGCTCTCAACAGAGGAAATCTCTTCTTTTGTTTCAGCTTTTTCGTCTGGTAACAAAGACTGAAGTACGGTAATTAAATTTTTTATTTGTTCTGGGTTGTTTAATAAATCTTTAAGATCCATGTTTACTTTTACTCTTTTGGATGGAAATCATAACATCGGATAAATTTTTTATACTATTAGCAAGATATTGCAATCTATCACTACGTTGTTTTGCATATTTTTTTATACTATTCAATCCGTTAGCTTTTTCGTTATGTTTAATAGCCTGTATTGATTTTTCAATATAACCATATCCTTTATAGTTATTAATATCGTCTGCTATAACTTCTTTTATATTTTCGTCCGCCCAGTTATATCTTGCTATTTCTCTATTTAAACTACGTTGTACATAGAAAGAGAATTGGGATAATCTATATGATATTTGCGCACAATCTTCTGGACTTAATTTCTCTATTTCATCTCTGTTCATTGATGTATATTTATTAATTTCTTCCGATGGTATAATACTAGCAGAGAATTCTGATAAACCTATAGAATTTTCGTATTCGTCTAAAATCTTATCCCAATACTGTAATTCTTCTTTAGATGATTTGCTGTTCATGATTTATTCTTTGTGTCCATTGATCTATATTTTCATGATATGGTAATTCTATGTATCTTATATTATTAATATTGCACCATTCTGATTTTTCTCTATCTTTTTTTTGAGCTTTAAGAAAACTCATCATGTTACCATGATAATATGGCACATACTTATAGTGTTGTTCTCCATGAACCTCAACACACCATTTTAATAGTGGTAGATAAAAATCTAAATATGCTATTTGGCCTTTTCTTATTGGTATCAAAACTTCTTCCAAGATTTGTAGTGTTGGATGAAGAGAAATTAATAGGTTTCTTGCCTGCAAATGGTATGACGACTTATTTTGTATTTTACCTTTCGAAACGTAACCTGTCAAGGCCCAAGAAACAACTTCTCCATCCAAGTTAGTTATATTCATTACTTTTTAATACCCAACAGGCTTTTAACAGAATCTTCGACCTCTTTTGCTATTTCTGGATTTTCCATCAAAAATATTCTGGTTTTTTCTGCTCCTTGAAATTTATGAGAGTCTTTGCTGGTTTTGATGGTATACCATGCTCCACCTTTATTTATAACTCCGACGTCTGAGGCCAAATTGACAAGTTCTGTGAGCTTATCTATACCTTCGTTATAGCGAATAAAGCTTTTTGCTACTCCTCCAGGAGGACCGAGAGCAGAACAAATAACTTGCCATTCAACCTCTTGGCCTATCTGAGTATCGTCTGCTCCTA